AAATTTTTGTCCTTCTCGTTTGGAGAATCTGGAAGAGCATCTAAAATCGGGAGCAAGTCGTAGTTTTTCAGTTTGTTTATAAGAGCATACTGAGATTTAATTTCTGACTCCAATAGAACTTCTGGGTCTTTCGGCTCCCCTGAACCAAATTTGAGCCACTCTCCGCGGTAACCTAGCTTGTGCTCCACTTTAACTAAAAAATGATTACTAGGCGCAATATCGCCACGTTTGGTTTTGTAATAAGTACTAAGATCAATATCTAAAATTTTAGCTAATTCTTTGGGCTTTTTTTTGCATTCGGTCTCAATATGGATAAATCTTTTGGTAATAATTTTTTTAGCACTCAGTTTCATTTTTTTGGAAATTTTCCTAAATTTTAGTATACATTTGGGATTAATTCCCAAATTTGACAAATATAGACTTCTCCTGTGCCAAGCACAGGACTTTTCTAAAAGATTAAATTTAACATAGGCTTAAATGTTAAAATTGTGTTCGAACTCGTGGAGAGTGATTTTAGGGCGAAAGAAAAGGTAAAAATCATGTTCGACATCCATTAGTGAAATTGAATATATAAAAATAAATCGATATAACATTAATCGATAAAGCCAAAAAAAATCAAAACAAAAACAGCCAAATCGAAAGATTCGGACCCCACTTTCAAAGACATCCTGAAAAACCAAAACCGGACATATTAGGTTCGCCTAATGCGTCTGTGTCAAATTATGAAGTTTGGAAGTCAAACGAATAGAAAATGGGAATCTTGGAGAGGTATAAAATAAATCCGATAGGGGAGGGGAGTGCGTACTATGAGGTATATGACTCACTCACAAAGAAAGTCGTATATAGCCATCCCAAGCGTGCGTGGTGTATCGACTGGGTCTTAGAGCTATACATTGAAACGGAACGATCAAAAAAGGAAATAAAATCTAGAAATAAAAAAACTACCGATAGGGCAGGGCGGGATAGAACGGAAGTCCTGGACCTTTCCAAGCTTGAGGAGTCGCAAATGGCCCCGATTTGGGCATGAAAGAACACTTGGGGTATATTGGAGAAGAATAGAAATGAACGAATTTTTTTTAATTTTTCACTGGGAGTGGTGATTTTTTTCGGGGTGGAGATATACCGATATCGATTTAGGCGGTTATCCTCAAAACAAATCCTAAACGAACAGAATAAAAAATATGCGAAAACGGAATAAACTCAAAACAGGAAATAACGCAGTTGGATACAAATGAGACGATCCTAATTCCAAAAAACGGGATCAAACGCACAAACCAAATACGAATCGATATATTACTAGGCCATTACGAATGGGTCGAAAAACGCAACAACCCTAGACGATTCGAACATCGATATTTAAAAAACTTAGAAATTTCTGTCAAAAGTGATGAGATCCATTTCCGAGTCAAAGACGACCCGTATTATCTTACAACGGATAGAACTACGGTCGAACAAGTGCTCGAATATATAGACTCGAATTGGAAACGAATTCGAGATCTACCGATGGAAACAACCCATCTTGATCGTGTATTTGCAAACCCTGAAGAAATTTTGAATGTAGTGGCATAAAACGGATTCAAAAGATATTTTAAAAAAATCTCTCCATTAAAATCGCAAAAATAAAACAAGCAATGGAAAAATCCCCTTACGAAGGAATGAGGAAGCAGTTGGAACGAACACAAGACGAGTCGTGTATTTTGAATAGAACACGAGTACGAAACAAGACTAGAATCGAAATACTGTTATATATGAACGATTTTCGGCCGCAAAGCACAGACCCTGGACTTTATAACAACGTAACGATACCGGACATAGAAGTTCGAATCGGGGATACGTGCCTTAGTTTTCTAGATCGGGGAAATCTATTTTATTATACGAACTCCATAAACGACGTAGAACGAATATTGAAATACATACGAACTAAATGGAATGAGGAAAATAAAAAAGGAATCGACATACCGTTTTCAACTTATTTGGAAATAGCATCGGGGCGAAATCACGACGCCGCATAGCAAGAAACAATATGAATGAGAGTCAAAGAGTGTTTCGGGTTAAGAAAGACCGAAACTTTACGATAGTAAAAAATCATTTTATCGACGATACTCGCCTGAGCCTAAAGGCGACGTCGATTCTTTTGATCGCCTTACGTTATCCGGACAACTGGAAAATGTCCGTAAAAACGATGACAAAATTCAAAAGTGATAAAGAATCCAGTGTCGCTTCCGGGTTTAAGGAACTCGTAACGTTTGGCTATGCAGAGTATCGTAAAAACCGTGATACCGTAACCGGAAAATTAGACTATGGATGGTATTTTTTCGAGGAGTCCCAAAAGCCGGAAGTTCAACAAGTACCGAAACTTTCTAAAAATAAGAATTTGGAAAATCAAGGTCTACTTTTCCCAGAAGAAGAAATAAAAACACCGGAAGCGGAAAATCCGGTCCTGGAGTTCCCACAAACGGAAAAACCGCACTTGGAAAATCCAGTCTCGGTAAATCCAAGCTTGGAAATCGAAGGACATATAAATACTATAAACCAAAGACTATCAAAACAAGTACTCTCTTCACAAATACTAAATAACCCTAGAGAGTACAAAGGCGCAAGCGCACAAACGCACGTAGAAGAACAAAGGGAACGTTTAGAAGAAGTAGAAATAAAAACACCGGAAGAAGAAAATCCGGTCTTAGATTCACCACAAACGAAAAAACCGCACTTGGAAAATCCACGTTACCTTTTTCCTGACTTTTGGCTTTTGAACTTCCAAACATATTACCTAAAAGAACACGGAAGCGAGATGGGAAGACCAGGCTCGGAAATTAAAGCATTAAACACTCTCTTTGAGACTTCGAAAGGGAACTGGGCCCTTATCGAAAGTAAGATACGAGTACTCAAGCAACTGAGAAAACAAGATTCCAGTTTTGGTATGAGCAGTCTCTAAGCCCTGAATCTATTTCTAAGTATTGGTCCAGGTTATTTGAAAGAAAAGAAAAACATACTGAAAAGAATATAAAGCGAAATGAACAACAGAACCAATCAATACGAAACGAGAGAAAACCAATGCCAGACAAACCGATAGAAATCAAGGACGTAGATCCCTATAAATGTTTTTTAGTGTGGGGTAAGACTAAGTTGTTTAAATCGCAATTAGAATACTACGAACAAAACTCAGATCCTCTAAAATACGAAGGAACTAAAAAGATGCTCTTTGAAAAATTCATAAACGAAGTGTATCCGGGCCTTGTAAGAAACTCGGAAGTGAAAAAGTCAACAATTGAAAATAGGAAAGAAAATTCAAAAGGATGCGCCGCATGAGCTTTTTTAATTCAACCAACCAAAATGTAATGGAGCCGCCAGTCGTGTACAAAAAAGAACAAGAACCACTAAAGGAATCGGATACTTTTTTTGTGAGAGATAAGGACGGAGAACTCATGTATATGAATCGGTATGACGCGATTCGAATACTGGATAGACTAAGAACGATCCAATACCAAAACAGCGAAGTAGAAAATGGAAGATAGGGTAGAGTACCATATCTACAAACACATAGCTCCTCAAAATAATTCTAGTAGAATCTGGGGATCGGCGGGCCATGAATGTTTTACCGGAATTGACGGATTGACAAGGGCAATCGAGAAAGCGATGGAGTTACAAAAAAACGCAGTCCTAGGAGTTGAGTATTCCGTACAGAAATACGTATATTCAAAAAAGACAAACTACAGACCGGTAAAAACAAAAGTATGGAAAAACGGAGAGGCGGCTTAAAAAGAAGGAGATGGAAAATTAACCGTCAAAACTCACCTAAGGGAGAAAAACATTCCCCTTGCGTATAATTTAAAAACGCACGTATGTAAATACTTCTAAGTCTTTTTAGTTAACACAATATTCCAAAGAATAATAAAACGTTTTTTTAAAGGGATGAGTAATAAACGGACAGTCCTTAACTTTTTTTAAGAAAAGTAAAAAAACGAAAGGACTCTTTTAAGAACAAAAAAATAACAAGGGAGTATGCAAGAACTTCCAATCATAGACGCAATTAAAAACAATTTAAAAATAGAACAGATACCGATTCATAAAGTCAGGTATCACGAAAAAAACGAAGAGTTATTCCAAAGAAGAAACCCCGAATATATTAGAGAATTAGCAAATAATATACAAAAGGAGGGACTGCACGAACCGATATCGGTAAAATACGATACAAAAAACGACAACTATCTTTGTCTTTCGGGAGAACATAGGATCGAGGCGGTAAAACTACTTAAATGGACTGAAATTCCCGGATACAAAGTTGATCCGGAAGACGAATTGAGTTACTTGATCAGAAGAAATACGATAAAAAAACAATTAGGTCACAAAACTAGGATGAGGATATATAAAGAATATTGTCCTGAATTTTTGATCTGCGAGAAGATAACCATAACGAAGTTAAAAGAAATTTCCTCAAAAACAGGAATAACAGTCGCAACACTCAAATCCGATCTGAAAAAAATTCGAAACGGATCTACAAAAGAAGAAACAATACAGTCTTTGATTGAACTTTGGGCAAAGAAAAAAATCAAGGGCTTGAGAGTAAACCTTTGCGGTCTTCCGGACGACAATTTCATACTTAAAATCTCAGGCCGTAATTTAAATTACGAATGGAAGGGAAAGTTTAAAACAATCGTGAGGGAATGTATTGAAGCGGCAAAGTCCGAATATTTTAACAAAAATTTCAAAAACGAAAACTTAGAAATAGCCAAACGGATCAAGCAGTTACGAACAGACGCCTGTCTTACTCAGTTTCAACTTTCTCAAGCGCTTGGATATTCTCAGTCGTACTTCGCCGAACTTGAAACCGGTAAATGGCAGTGTTCGAATGAACTTTTTGATTCGATCGCTATTTTTTGTCAGGAAAGGATCGCATGAATTTTGAAGTATTTCAAGGAGATGCGGTCAAGAAAATACGTGAGCTTAAAGGAAACGAACGATACTACGGTCAAATTGACTCGATAGTGACCTCGCCTCCATATTATAAAAAAAGAAGGTATCTAAATTCAAATGATTCTAATGTGTGTTTTGAATTGGGAAGAGAGAAAAGTACAATAGAATACCTTCATAATCAAGAGCAGGTGTTTTTAGAAGCAAGGCCGCTATTAAAAGATACTGCAACTCTTTTTATCAACTTAGGGGATACATTTCGAAACGGCCAAGCGCTCGGGATTCCGGCGGGATTTGTAAGAATGATGAAAAAAATCGGATACAATTTCATTCAAGAAATCGTATGGGCGAAATCCATCACGACGCAAAACGGAAATCGAGGTTCTTGTAAACCGGAATCGGTGACAAGACGGTTCACGTATTCGCATGAGTATGTTTTGTTTTTCGTTGTCGATGTAAAGAGATACTTCTTTGATTCGAAGTCGGTCGTCGTTCCCATAAACGGAATTCATTACGAAAATAAGAATTCTGAGTCTTTGATTAAAGTTACGGGAGCGACCGAACATTCACTCTGTAAGTCAAGCGGACAAAAAAATTATTCTCTCACAAACGCGGAAGATCCGAAGGACGTTAAAAACCGGATTATCAAAAATAAAATCAAAAACCAAGACTTTTCTGCACGCAGACGTTCGGTTTGGCAGATAGCGACGCCAAACTCACGGAACAGACACACTGCAATTGGACCCGAAGAACTATTTGAAATTTGTATCCTGGCAGGAAGTCCCAAAGGTGCACTCGTATTAGATCCGTTTGTAGGAGAGGGGACCGTGGGAAAGGCCGCGGTCAAAAATGGAAGAAACTTTCTTGGAATTGATTTGGATGAGCGGTCGTTTGAAGAGGCAAAAAGCAACCTTGAAGAATTGATAGGAAACCTTTTCATAGAAACAAGGTTGTGAATCGTATGATAATACATTCCAAGATATTAAATTAAATCCGTGGGTAACAACAACGCACCGAAAAAGAAATCCATTTCTAAAAGGCCGGTAAAAAAGTTTTCGAAAAAGAATGTTCCGACGAATGCACATTCCGAGGAACGAATCGAACTCATTCGGTGCGAGTATGTCCGAGGTCAAAAACGGGAAGATATTTGTAAAAAATTCAAAATCACATATAAGACTTTGGACAATCTGGTGCAGCGAAGGGGATGGACAAAGGTCCGTGAGGAAATTGTAGGAAAAGTGAGGGAAGAATTCGCGGTTCAAATCGTGACGGATAAGGTCGCGGCCCTTGCGAGGTTGAACCGGGAAGCGACCGAATACCTTGATCTCTTGCGGAAAAAACTATTCGATTCCACAACCTCAAACGTTGAAATCTCACTTCTTTTAAAATCCCGTAATCTCATCACACGGGAACTTCTCCGATCACTCGGTCTGGTAGATACTATCCGCCAAGACTCACCTACAGGTGAGGAAAAAAGCCAGGTCAATATTCAGATTATTCAGGGAGTAGGCGAGCATCCCGGAGTGATTGAAAAACTGATCGGCGGGCGTGTGATGAGTGTCGAAGAAACCTCTTCAAAGGATCAATCTAACAAACGGTAACCTCGAATTAGTTGCACATTCGAAAGTATTTTCCGAAAAGCAGTCTCTTGCTATCTTAGAAGATTGGTCGAGACACCATATTCAAGAAATTTGTTACGATGGCGGCGCACGATCCGGAAAAACGTATCTGGTAATCAAAGCGATTATATCGCGCGCTTGGATCTCAAAAGAATCTCGTCATTTAATCGCCCGTTATAGACTCAATCATTTAAGAATGTCGGTCTGGAAACAGACTCTACTTCCGTGTCTCAGGGAAATGGGATTTGTTAAAGGAAGAGACTTTGAAATTAATGAATCCGATTTAGTCGTAACGTTCTCGAATGATGCGGAAATTTACGGAGCGGGACTCGACGACTCAGATCGTGTTGAGAAAATCATGGGCACAGAATTTAACACGATTTTTGTCAACGAAGCGACTCAGATCAGTTACGCGACGTTTCAAAAAATCAAAACTCGTCTGTCTTTCGTAAGACCCGGTTTAACGAATAAAATGATCGTGGATTGTAATCCACGAAACCGATTCCATTGGATTTATAAATACTTTGTTTTAAGACAAAACCCTAAAACCGGAAATGCGCTTCCTATTCGTCGAATTAAAAAAATAGCGAGGCGTCACTGGACGCCTTTAGACAACCCATACTTAACAGACGACTACAAACAACTCTTAGACGAGCTTACAGGAGTCGAGCGCGAGCGTCTCTATCTAGGTCAGTGGGTAGACGTTGAAGGACTCGTATATAAGGACTTTGAGAATGCGATCGTTGAACCGTTTGAAATTCCCGCAAGTTGGGACTGTGCGGGAGCTGTGGACTTCGGGTATACCAACCCCTTTGTTTTTCTTTGGCTTTATTTTGACAAGTCCAACGAAATTTGGTATTTAGCGGATGAGTATTATGTGCCTGAAAAAACGGTTCGCGCACATTGCGAATTTTTAAAAACAAAACGAAAACCGAATCTTTTTATAGTAGCCGACCACGACGCGGAAGACCGCGCGACTATGTCCGAATGCGGATTCCAAACCTTCACCGCCGATAAAGACGTTTCGACAGGAATCCAAGCATTGATGAAACTTCTTTCTTCGGAGAATGGAATGAAACTCAGGATTTTTAGAACCTGTGTTCATACGATTGAGGAATTTTCAATCTATTCCTGGGAACCGCCAAAGGACAGTAAAAACGCAAAAGAATTTCCGGTGAAAGTTCAAGATCACGCAATGGACGCACTTCGGTATTTTGCGTTGAGAATTGTCAGTAAAAAACACCAAGTTGTAACTACGTCTCTCGAGAAGATAAAAAAAGAAATGGAACAAAGGCCGAAAAGTCTTAGTGCGCTTAGAAGAGAAAGACTAACTCGGTTCGGAATCGATTCGGATAGATACGGAATATAATCTCCGATTTCTAAAACCCTTGTAGTTTAAAAAAACGAGGTGAAACCGTGCAAGAAACAAAAGAATCAGAAGAACTTACAAAAGAAGAAACAAACCCGAAAGGAATTAAATCCGAAAAAGACAGCGCGACAAGAGGACTCGAATTTACAAAGGAAATATTAGCATTAGACGAAATAGAAAAACAAACTCTATTTGATTCCTTGTATTCCGCTTTTATCAACTCTGAAAACAGAGACACGGTTCTACATTTGGTTTTGACGAAAGCATGTAAATTACTCCGGGAAAAAGGAGTCCTTAAAAGTACTCCCGAATCGGATACCGAGTTCTCGAATCGAATTTTAAATCTTTCCTCACAAGTAAGACAAGTACTCTTTGATTCGGTGAGTTCTGCAATCCAGAATCAAAATTCTAGGGATACGGTATTGCACATCCTTTTTTGGAAGTCTGAAAAACTACTCATCGATTCGGAGAAGTAAAGGGATTTCAGATTGAAAAGGGAATCACCTTTATCGGAATACCGCGCGGTTCGGGAACTTACGTATGCGTGGTTGTATTTCTTTCTCTCTCTTCAGTACTCTTTTTTGGGTGATCCTAAGAATGGAATACATTTTCGAATCCGAAAATCTCTTTGGTCGGACGTATTTGGCGAGTTAAGAAGAAAGTTTTTCGGTGAATTGCTTGTTAGGTCACGGTATATGCCAAGGACGATAAACGTCACTCCGGAGTCCGGAAAGGATTATACGTATCTTCGAAGACAAACAGGAAAACTTGAATTTCCCGAAGGGGTGATTATTCGGGAAACGTTAGAACAAATCGACCGGGAAATTTTCGACTTTTTAGCGCAGGATTGGAACCGGATCTATATCCAAGAGAGGGACAAAGCGTCCATACTCGGATACGTTGCGGAGTATCTTCTCGGCCATGGGGTAAAAGAAGAAGAGTTAAAGGAAATGACTCTACCTGAGTTTTCAGAGACGGCAATCGCACACAACTTACCCGGTCTCGCAGATATAGATCTTTTACGGGAAGAAATCGGGCTCACAACAGAACAGACGTATTCCTTACTATACGCACAAGGGCGTGGAGCTGAGTGGCTTGCAATCTATGACCATACCGGAGAACGAACAGGAAAAGCCTACGAACTGATTACGAAACTGTACAGAAGACAAATCGCGGAAGCTCTTGCACGTAACGCAACCGAAGAAGAAATCCGTTCCCTAATGATCTCACCCGATGACGATGAAATTAAAGAAGCATTAGGACTTTTTGAAGAGGGAATTTCGGATTCGTTGAGGAGCCGTCGAGAAAAGCGTTACGAAAAACTCGTAACCGATCATCTAAATCGGGATATGACTCGGTTTGCGTTTACCGAAGTTCAAATCAATTTCAACAACGGAAAACTCCTCTATCTCGCAAATGAAAAACCTTCCGCAACGTATGTACGTTTCGCGGGCGGTTCTTACTGACATTTGAACGAAGAAAATCATAAACCACTCGCTTGCGAGAAGTGTAAAGAATTCGCCTTACAAATCGCGCGCATTTTCCCTTCCGAAAAACATTTACATAACAAAAATTACATGCAGGGTCTTGGGTTGTCCTTTGTGGGAGGGGATCAGTTCGAGGGCGATCCCGTTACGACTACTGCAGTGTGGCCGGGTAAAAATAACGTAAACCGAACGTTTCGCGAATACTGGTTTTGTTGTCCGGCGCATCCGAATTGCGGGCATGAATATGAAGAATACGAGATAGAAAGCGAAGAGGAAGATGAAATCTCGGAAATTTTTCGAGAGGGAAAAATCCGAGACGCGAAACGAAGACTCGTTACGGATGAACGTTACAAACAAAACGAAGAGGCAAACGAAGAACGTATAAGACTCGAAAGAAAATACGGTCCGATAAAGAAATCGGATGTATTTTTTAACGGGGTCTGGGAGGAACCCACGTGTAGCCACGAGCCGGAATTTTCCGAAGAGTGGCTCGCAAATTATATAAGTTGGAAATACAAGACACTCAAGATTTTTTAATCGGTACAATCAAGAAATACGTCCCTTGGGATCGTAACAAAAATAAAGGCGGCTACGGCTTTATCACCTCAGACAGTAAAAACTACTTTTTTAATGCAAAGTATTCCGAAATCAAAGATGAACATTTAAAGCCAGGACTCACAGTCACTTTCGAACTTAGAAGAGGATACGACAAAAAACGTTCTGAGTTTGTAACCCAAGCTACACGCCTTCAAAAACTATGAGGAAATCGGGGTTAGGGGGAAATACCCCCTTTTCGATCACAACCAAACCGAACGTCTTAACTCCTCTAACAAACGAGGAAATGATCGACAGAAGAGGCGAATCGGCAATCTGGTACAGACTCACTCCCTGTCCTTGTCCGCAAGAAGAACGAATGCCCGATTGCAAATTTTGTTTCGAGGGACTGGTGAGGACATTCCAAGAGGAGTTGGAAGTAACTGAGGAGATGGCTTACAGAGTAGAGGGGAACAAAGTATATACCCGTTACGCACCGATTTCAGAAATCGTTTCGGCAACTCTCATTTCAAGAGAAACCTTCAAACCACTCACAATTAAAAGAATTCACGAAGAATTTTTCGAAGTCGAAGAAGACTTAAAATACTGGAATAGCGTACTTCTAAAATACAAAGTGAAGATGGAAGAAACACTAACGGTTGAAGGATTTGGAGAAAATGAATACGTTTTATTCCCGAAACTTCCACTCGGTGCGATTACGGGAGTGGAAGAAGTCTTTCACATACCGGAAGATAGAGAACCGGAAGAAGTAGAGTTCTCAGGGTTTACGTTTAACAGTGTAGTCTTTCCAAAACGAACAAACGGACTCTTTCGTCTCAAACTCAAGTTTCAGCATCCGGTAAAGATTGCTTACAAGACGTTTCGCGTGGATTCCGATGCTCGTAAAATTTTTGATCGTAGCCAGATCACATTCCAAGAAGGCGAACTCATGGCCGTAATCGGGGGAGGGTACAAGCTTGGAGAAGGAGACCTTTTAACCCTTCTTGTATCGACTCTAAGACATTCGGAGTATATCCGGTATCAAACGGGAAACTTAGACATACTTTCGTATTCGCCAATTGCGAATATAGACCGTATATTTTCGAAAGGAAAACAAGGACTTGTCGCTCATAAAAGAGACGAGGACTTTATTTTGTATGGAGATTCAAAAATCAAATGGATAACCGATAAACCGAGAAACGGTTATTCCGTAATCTACGACTATCACCCGACATTTCGTATCAGCGGTTTTATTGAAGGCGGTTCCGGCGAGGACCGGGACAAACCTAAGATTTTCAAAATGAAACCGATTTCAAATCTAAACATTCGAGGGATTCCAGGAGAGTAAGAGAAATGTCATATACACCATTTCAAAAGATCAGGGATTTCAAACGATACTTCGAAAGAACTCAAACACACAAAATCATAACCTACTATACTGCGGTATGGATTTACAGGTTGAGACTTTCTTTTGTTTTTCCGAAATACATTTTTGGAATGCTAAAACTTGCGTTCACTACTTGGAAACACAAAGTCAAATTTAGAACCGAAGTTCCGGGTCAAATGATGATCCTTCATTATAACTCGGAAACGATTGAAGATCCGGCGATCTTTGTAAAACAAATCGAAGAAAGCGTTATAAAACCGTTTCGAATCTTACACAAGGTTAATCCGGTTGTTTTGATTTTA